TTAAGATTAACACCGTTGATCTAAGCGACCATGTAACAGCAGTAACAATCAACCGTTCATTTGATGAACTCGAAGTAACAGCAATGGGTGACAACTCACACAAGTTCGTAAAGGGCTTGGAAGCATCAACAGTTACAATCGACTTCCTCAATGACACAGCATCAGCAAATGTTCTTGCAACACTACAAGCTGCATGGGGAACAACTGTTACAGCAGTATTCCTACAGACAAAGGGAACAGCAGTATCTGCTACAAACCCTCTATACACAGTTTCATTGTTAGTCAATAACACAACAGATATCAATGGTGCTGTTGGCGATATTGGTACACAATCAATCACATTTACTGCTAACTCAACAGTTGCAGTAGCCACAACAGGTACTTTCTAAACAACTAAACAAAGGGGCACAGCATGGCAAAGTTAAAAGTAACAAGGGCAGATGGATCAGTTGGGGAATACCCAATCACTCCATTGGTGCAATATGGTTTTGAGATTTACGCTAAGAAGGGCTTTCACAAAGCGTTCATCGAAGATCAGAAGCAAAGCGATATCTTCTGGCTAGCCTGGGAATGTATCCGCCGTTCGGGTGAAACTGTTAAGCCATTCGGAGAGCAATTCATTGAAACCTTGACTTCGGTTGAGGTATTAGATGATGACCCTTTGGCTTAGGGCGCGACTCGATCACCTATCTGATTGCTAAATTAAGTGTCAGACTCGGGATCGCGCCACAACAATTATTAGAGCTAGATGAAGTAATGCTAAAGAACCTAATCAAGGTTCTACAGGATGAAGCGAAGGAGGCTAGAGATGCCAGCAACCGTCAAAGGCGGCGTTGAACTTCGCAAGGCACTTCGTAACTTCGCTCCTGAATTAGGCAAAGAAACACAGAAAGAAATTACAGGCGTGTTAAAGCCTGTTGTAAAAGAAGCTAGAGGATTTGTCACAGGTTCGCCTTTATCTAACTGGGCGCGTGAAGGTGGCAAATTTCCTGTGTTTAACGCATCTATTGTCAAGCGCGGTATTGGTTATAAGACAACACCATCAAAGCCTAACCGCAGAGGCTTCAGAGCATTAGCACAGATTCGTAACCGTTCAGCAGCTGGTGCTATCTACGAAACAGCAGGGCGTAGAGCGGCAAGCACAAAGCCCTCGGCTCGTCCTAATTTTGCTCAGGCAATGGGCCCACTAACTGGCACAGGCAAAGAGCGTGGTCGCTTAATTTATAAGGCTTGGGAAAATGACCAGGGCAACGCTACAAAGGCTGTTCTAAAGGCTATTGACAATGCTGGCAAGACTTTCAATCGAATGGTAGGCACTCGCTGATGGCTAATGTAGTAATTGATATTGCAGCCGAATACACAGGCAATAAAGCATTTAAGCAGGCTGAAACTGCTACACAAAAGTTAGAAAAAAGCGTTGCTAAGTTAGGCAAGCAACTAGCAGGAGTCTTTGCTGCATCTAAGTTATATGCATTTGGTAAACAGTCAGTCAAAGCATTTGCAGCCGATGAGAAGGCTGCACGATCATTAGCCTTAGCCTTAGCCAATACAGGCAACGCCTTTGCATCTATTGAGGTTGAGAAGTTTATCGGTGACTTACAGCGCGCTACTGGCGTTCTTGATGACAACCTTCGCCCAGCCTTTAGAACCCTTCTTACAGCTACAGGCGATGTTAAGAAGTCACAAGATGGTTTAGCCTTAGCCCTAGATATTGCCGCAGGTACAGGCAAAGACTTAGGTGCTGTTTCTATGGCACTTGCAAAGGCTTATGGTGGGCAGACAACAGCCCTTAGCCGTCTAGGTGCAGGCTTATCTAAAGCCACTCTAGCATCTGGTGATTTAGACTTAATTACTAGCGAATTAACAAAGAAGTTCTCAGGTCAGGCTTTAGCTGCTGCCGAAGGCTACTCAGGAGCAATCGCTAAGCTCACAGTTGCATCAAACAATGCTAAAGAAATCATCGGCAAAGACCTTCTTGATGCTATGCAGATGGTTGCAGGAGAAGAAGGCATCGGCGGAGCAACAACCGCAATGGAAAGTTTTGCCACTCAAATTGGTAATGCAATCTATGGCATCGGCGTTCTCACAAAAGCAATCAAATCTATACCTGGCGCAGGATTTATCGGTGATGTTTTAGCCGCTGGTACTCAGATTTCAGGAATTGGACTTCTTTCTAGATTAGGTGCATCAAGTAAAGCGCGTTCAGCAGGCACTCCAGCACAATCGCCTGGACAACGCAAAGCCATCGATAAAGCCAATGCCGATGCAATTAGACTTCAAAAGTCCAAGAACACTTTATCTAAGATTGATAACGACAATACTGCTAGAAAACTTGTTCTCACAGGCGATCAGTTAGCCCTTCTCGAACTAGAAAAGAAGTTCGATGTTGAACGCATTGGCTTATTTGCTGCTATGAATCAGGCAACTGATGGTGAAACAAAGATGCGCCTTTTATCTCTCATTGCTATCCATGACCAGAACGCAGCTCTTGCTGGGCAGATTAAAAAAGCCAATGAAGCAGAAGATGCTATGAAGGCTTTCACAGAAGCCATTAGGGCTTCCATTAGAGCATTGCTAGATAGAATTGCTGCAGAGCAATTAAAACTTATGACTGCTCTTGGCATTAGCGGCGGTGGTGGTGGCGGTGGCGGTGGTACTAGCTTTAATACCAACGATCCAAATGCTGTATCTGGTGGCATTCCTAACACAGCCTTGTCTATGGACTTTGGTGCTGGAACATTTAGAGCTGCTGAATCTCGCACAACAAACATTTCAGTAAATGTGCAAGGATCAGTTACTACTGAGCGCGATCTAGTCAATGCCATTACTCAAGGCATCTACAACAATCAGGCTTCTGGAATCCCAATCTCCTATACGACTGCGTACAGATAATGGCATTACCAGCAACCCTTGTTGTCAAGATAAATCTATCGGGTGGAGCTTCATTCGGTAATCCATTTATCTTGGGTACTTCACAGTTAGGCTTTGCTGAACTTGCATCTAGCGTTCCTGTCATTGTCGATGTTTCTGCCCAGACTACAAACATCTCGACTCGCAGAGGGCGCAACCTTCTCCAAGATAATTACGAGTCAGGTCAGGCAACTATTAGAGTTGTTGATCCAAACGGTGACTTCAACCCACAGAACACCTCCAGCCCCTATTACGGGCTATTACAGCCACTTAGGAAGATTCAGGCATCTGCTATCTATGGCGGAGTTACTTATGGCTTATTTGGCGGTTATATCACCGAATATCGCTATACCTATCCGACTGGGCAGGAAACGGGTTACGTTACTTTTGTCGTCTACGATGCATTCCGCTTGATGTATAACTCCAATGTCACAACCGTTACAGGTGGCACAGCAGGGCAGACAACTGCACAGCGCGTTCAATCTATCTTGACCATGATTGCCTGGCCGCCTGCCTTTACTAGCATTGGCACAGGTGCTACAACTTGCGTGGCAGACCCTGGCACAACACGCACAGTCCTAGAAGCAATCCAAACTGCTGAGTTCACAGAGCAGGGCGCGTTCTATATCGATGAGAATGGCGTTGCAACCTTCAAAGGTCGCCAATTCGTCTATGATGCCCAATCTGCTAGTCCAACAATTTTTAACCAAACAGGCACAGGGATTAACTATGCAGGAATTACCTTTGCACTCGATGACAAGACCATCGTGAACAAGGCAACTGTGACCAGAATCGGCGGCACAGCACAGACTTACTCAGATGCCACATCTATTGCTCAATACTTTACACGATCTATTACAGCCACAGACATGCTTATGCAGACAGATGCCAATGCCCTAAGCCTTGCAACCGCCTATGTCGATTCTCGCAAAGAAACATCCATCCGCATTGAAACTATCACCCTAGATTTAATGACTCCATCATATTCAGCAGGCATTACAGCAGCTCTTAGCCTTGACTTCTTTAACACAGTAGATATCACCAATGAACAACCTGGTGGATCAACTATTCAAAAGAAGCTACAGATTCAGGGCATAGCCCACACCATCACCCCTAACACATGGGTGACCACTTTTGCCACGCAGGAGGCTTTACTCGATGTTATGTACTAGAATTGACCCTATGAAAGAGGTGTGCTAATGGCTGTTGGATTCCCAACTAAGGTAACTTATGCGAACGGAGATGTGTTTTCCGCATCGGATGTTAATGATACTAATGGAACTATAAATCTTGTGAACCCTACCGCCAAAGGTTCTATAGTTTCGGCTTCTGCCGCAAATACTCCTTCGCGTTTAGCAGTAGGGTCAGATAATAATTTTCTTCGCGCTAATTCCTCAGCAACAACAGGTTTAGAATGGGCAGGTTCTTACACAACCTATACACCAACATGGACAAATCTTACTGTTGGAAATGGCACACAAACGGGTCGTTATTTGCGGATTGGAAATCTTGTGCATGTCATTCAGCGATTGACATTTGGAAGCACTACTTCAATTTCAGGAACAGTTCAAGGCACTTTTCCAATTACCGCTGCAACTAATAACATTGCACAATTTTTTGGTACTAGTCATATGTTAGACACAGGAGTTATACAAGTTTATGGATCACTTTACTATAACACCACGAGCAATTTTTATATTTGTCCACTTGTAACTTCGGGAAATTATTCAACCGCAGGTTTTCTAGCAGCCACAATTCCTTTCACTTTTGGCTTAAATGATGAAATTAACTTCAACTATGTTTATGAGGTCGCATAATGTTTATTTTTAATCCAACATTTCCAGAAGCAACAGATGAGCAAAAGTGGGAACAAATAAAGTTATGGCGTAATACTGAACTTGCTGCTACAGATTGGACAATGCACACAGATGCACCAACCGACAAAGCAGCATGGGCAAATTATCGCCAATCATTGCGTGATTTGCCTGCTCAAGGTGGCAACCCAGAAGAAGCAACATTCCCAGTTAAGCCATGAAACCTTTATTATGCAAAGCGGGTCAACAACTTCGTGAGCAGATTGATGATTCATTTCCTGACCGCGATAGAAAGTCCGATGGTTGGATAGGGGATTCGAAGCATGCTTCGCGAGGAAATAAGAGTGACCACAATCCCGATTTTTCCAATAAAAATAGTCAATGGGCATATGTACGGGCTATTGATGTGGATAAGGACCTCGACTCACGCTCCGACACAGGTGCTTATCTTGCCGACCAAATACGTGAATGTGCCAAGAAGGACCGCAGAATTTCCTACATCATTTACTCAGGAAAAATTGCCTCACGCAGAACATTTTTCCGTTGGGTCAAATATAAGGGAATCAATTCTCATCACGCTCATATCCATATTAGTTTTAGTAAAGAAGGTGACCAAAATGGTCGCTGGTTCGATATCCCGATGCTAGGAGCAATACAATGAACATGAAGAACCCTCTTGTACTAACTGCTGGTGCGTTTCTTTCTGCTTGGGCTGCAAGCAATTTTGATGTCGATTACCGCGCAATTCTTTGGGCGGTACTAGCAGGCGTATTCGGATATGCCACTCCGAAAAAGTAATGACAGCCCAAGACTGGGCGGCTGTTGTAGCTGTTGCTCTGACCGTTATTGGTTCATTTATTGGATCAGTCAAATGGTTAGTAAAGCATTACCTAAACGAACTAAAGCCAAATAGCGGAACATCTATGCGCGACCAAATAACTGCATTAGAAGCGCGTGTTGAAACGATTATTCGTATCTTAGAGAGGTAACAATTATCTCATGGCTAGAAAAGCAACGAAGGCTTTACAGGATCAAGATTATTCAAAGCTTGATGCCTACAGCATTGGACTTAATGAGTTTTATAAATCATTGCGCCGTGCTGGGTTTTCTGTTGATTTGGCACTTGCCATAATTATTGAACGAAGTGCATATCCGGACTGGATATTGCCTACTCCAATCAACCCTAATATC